AAAGTTAATGTGGTATTTCTGTGAGTTTTGAAATTTTCTAAGGTTATATTCTTAATCATAATGTTGAGTTCTTAGTTTACTTCAGTAATTGTAATATCCACTTTTTGCACATATTCGCCGTTTTCATAGAGCATATCTTCCGCATCTTTTCGTGATTTCCACAATACTGCTGCTTTACTAATATCCTTAGAAAATCCAGTCTTTCCATGTCCACTATAATAATTCCCTCTTTTGTTTTTAAGTATGTATCTAATTGCCATGTTTTAACCCCTTTGATTTTTTCTGTTTTCTTCGTTCTTTTGTTAATCGAACTCGTCTCTTATATCCAACTTTAGGCATAACTAACTCCTTATTGCTTAACCTGTGGCCAACCACCAAAAATCTTACGTCTTCCATATTCACAAATCAAAAGTGCATCACTTCGTCCATCTAGAATTCTACCTCTCTTTGTCTTTAGTTCTGCTTCTGGAAACAATCTACTTGCTATCTGAAATGATTGAGCTTTTCCATCTCCTTTGTCCGGTGTTATACTAAAATGCTTCTTCCATTCTTTTGAAATAATAAGTTCGTAACCAATTCCCAAAGTTGATAGTATTCCTTCAAACAAGCCTTGACAGTACCCAAGCCCAAAAGAGGCTTGCACGCGGAAACCAGGAGGCATTGATTGCATCTTCTCTATGAAAACTGTTCTTTCTTTTAACATAAGAGTAAAGAAACCACTTATAGCTCCAACATCGTAATCTCGCTTAACTTTTTTGCCTTTTTTGTAAGAAAGAACGGGCATATCAATCAAATGAACTATTTCACCTTTCTCATTCAATTCAGCGATAGCCCCGCTAAGTCCAGGATCAATAGCTACTATATTCATCTCTTCTTACTCCTAACCCCAAACTCTAGGCTTCCTTGGTTCGGATTTATACTTCTCCTTCCATAAAGCCCAAGTCTCTTCATCGAGTTTGTCCTCTAAGTTCTCATCCTCTATCTTCTTAATCCAAGTAGAATACGTATGCTTCTCATTCCAAAGCTCGATCTTAGTAGTTTTCTTATTAGCTTCCCTTTCTCCATTCTGGAGTTCACTAATAAAGTAGAGATTAGTTCCCGTGTTGTCAAGCCCATAATCGAATAAAACTCGAAATCTTCCGCTTCTAAAAGGAGGAGCCACCTTATTCTTCTTTACCTCAAACTTAACCCAATGTCCAATTGCAGTTCCAGATGAATTTTCTACTTTCTTGTCCATCTTCAAATAAAGCTGCACCGATGCAAAGAACTCAAGTGCTCTGCCTCCAGAAGTAGTTTCACTCTTATACAACGATCCAATGTTATCTCGAGTTTGATCAATACAGAACAAAGTGGTATTACTCTCTGCCAAAGCAAATATATACTTTCTAAATCCTCTCGACATTTGCTTAGCTCTGGAAGTTCCATAGGATCCATCTTTCATATCTTCTTTAAGTTCAACTTCACTAGGCAAAGCTGTAACACTATCTACTACAATAATCTTCGGATCTATGACTAACTTTTTACCTTTATCTTTAGTAACTATACCTGAAACCCAATTATCAAAAAATGTTTCAATGGTAACTTTATCATCCTTATTCAAATCAGAAATTCTTGGCCACACTTCAAACGTCTTATTATCACTACAATTCAATCCATAGATTTCTGCAAATGCTGGATCTAGAGTGTGTTCAATATCTCCATAATAAGATTTCATTTTTCTTCTTTGAGCGGATCCACATACTGTTGTGGCTAACACAGTTTTGCAAGTACTCGTTGCACCAAATACGTGAACGATTCTGCCCGTAGGAATCCCTCCTGGGAATCTATTAGAAATAGCAAAATCTAAAACAGAACATCCAGTTGGAAGGAACTCTTTCACAGGAGGGAGATTTACCTTTTTAGAGGTTAGTTTAGTTGTTTCTTCTACTTCATTTGAAGCTTCTTTTGGACTCATTCAATTACCTTTCTAATTACTGACTATCTAAAAGAGCACACCCTGGAAGAATCAGAACGACTAAATGCCCACCATATTCCAATTATCACCTCACGTCTAAATCTTAAACATTGACTTCTAAAAACTACACTTCTCCAACATCATCTTCCTGAGAAATATCTCCCTCATTTTCCTTTTTAGCATTTCTCAGCGCCGTGATTGCAGCTTCACTTTTTTTCCAATCCTCTTGAGGAATTACATCTGTAGAGTTATAAAAGCCGAATACAAACAAGCGAACTTCATCCCTCAACATAGATTTCCTCTGCTCTACTGAAGCCAAGAGAATAGAAGCATCATAGGCAAATTTATCTGCTTCCATTGATTCTTTGATGACTCCTTGGTACTCATCACTCGTAGTGATAACAGCATCAATACATCCTTCAGTAACTTTACCTACCAAACCAAACGTCTCGGGACTTTTTCTTATCTTCAATGATAAATCTGCTTTGGTGAAGTCAACATGATCTTTAGCTACTCTCGCTTTTGATTTAATCTCAGAAACCCATTCTCCAACCTCATCATAAAGCATAGCTTGTTCAGCACACTCTACCTCTAACTTGAACTGATCAATAGGAAGCTTGGCTTTGAATAACTTTAGCTGATCTAAATAATCTTCTCTCTCTTTAGACTCCATCACTTTCCTCCCTCGCTCTTCGCCTACGATCCTTTACCTCATTCAACTTTGCTTCAACAGAACTCTTTTGCTCTGCTTCTGCACCAGACGAACCTCGAACTCTAGATCTGGTTCTAGTTCCTGAATCCTCAGTAGTAGTCTTAGTTTCCACTTTTCCTTCATCTTCTGCCGTAGCTTTAACTCCTGATAGTGCGGCTTTAACTTCATCATAAGTCGGAACAAGCAATATATCATCAAAGGCTGGCAGACCTGTGTACCAACTCTCTGGGATTGTATCTGTTGAAGTTAAGACAAATCCTATATAATCAGTTCTTTTTCCATCTTGTCGAGTAAATTCAACGTCTCTTCCATCCACCGGATCTGTAGGATCAACTGGTTCTCCTGTTCTACGATTCTTCGACAGATTACACACATTCTTATATATGGTTATTGGACAGTCAAACCACTTAGTTCCTTCCTCCATCGTAGCTTCTGAAGAAGTATCTACAACGTACATAAGAAATCGTGTACTAGCTGCTAAGTCCTTAATCTCAGGACTTCTTGGATTCTTTGCTTTCAACTCCTTTATATACTCACAAACAGGACAGGGTTTTCCAAACATCCTATCTAAGCAAAGAAAAGTATTGCCATCTGCTCCCACGTTCTGATGCTTCGAAATCTGCATAGCAAAAGCACCCTTTGAGCTGGGAGAAACTATTCGTATGAAATTGTTACCTCCAGCTTCCTTTTTCTTCGTATCATATCGAGCTATCCCTAGCTTTTCCAACTTATCTGTATCTACATAGTTGTAATTAACCCTACTCCCAGAGCTAATCTTTGCTCCATCTTCAATTGCTTTCTTACGACTCTCATCCATTCTTTCTTACCCCACTTTCTTAATATATCTAGTTTACAAAATTTCTTTTTTGTTTTAATTACTCCATATTAAAAGCACACCTAGTATTGCCCAACCAATACCAGTATTTCCATTAGATATGTACATAGACCAAGCTCCTAAAGCACATACTGCTATTGTAGCAATTCCCTTGTTGTTATTTATCCATTTAGAAATATCACTCATTTTTCTCACCTCACTTCTTCTTCTCTACTACTTTCCACAGTTCTATAGCTAACGCAATTACCTGACGACTTTTGAGTTCTCCTCCGGTATCTAAACATCGTTTATTTACATCTGCGAGAAAATCTGCAAGCCCCAAATCCATCAGATGAGATTCATATGAACGTGAAAGCATTTGTTCTGCTATATAATAAAAATTACTCATATCTTCATTCTCCAAAACAGGCTTTAATAACAAGACCGGCCAACTGACTCTTACCTCCATAATATGTATTGGTAGAAAAGATTTCTAGAAGATGTCCTAAATCCTTCACCTCTTTCTCATCCTTACACTTCTTAAGTTTGTTAAAG